CCGCATGCACAAAGTCTTTAAAGCGCTATTCGAAAACAGACATTATTCTACCGAAATAGAAACTAAATCTACTTATGTGCAAACACGCACGCAGTCAAAGCGTTAATCTTTTGATGCGTCTTGATCACATAAACAACCCCCAGTGGAGGAAAAACTGTGATCAAAATGCTGCTAATAAATTAGCGCATCGAGGAATCACCCCCACCCTACTTTACTCTTGCCAGCGCTGGCACCCCATAAGGAGCACTGAACTGGAGATCATCACCGCCTCCCATCATCATATCATAACGACTATTGCCATTATATATTATTTGGAGGGCGCGATTTTCATAAGAGTATTGCATATCCTCTGTTAAAGGTATCTCATTGTCTTGTCTTCCAACATACTGGACTGTACGCATAGGAAGTTGAGAAAATTGAGGTACATTAACTTCTGCCACTGGGTTAATGGCAAGAGGATGAACTGCTGTAAATTCGATCATGCGAGGCACAATATCAATTGGTAGTTCATCTGACAATCCAGTAAAGAAACTGTCATCTGCAACCGTTGAAGTATCATTATTTACAGAAGTATAAACCAAACCTGGAACAGGTGAAGTAGTTGAATTAAAAGGAACCGTCTTGAAATTAAGCGAGCCTCGCACGAATGCATAAAGGCGTGAGTAATATTCAAGCATAGTAGGTCTCTGAGAATTCCACTTGACTTGATCATCAGATGAATATGTGTCATCGAGACTACCAAAAAGATTGGTATTCCATTTCCACACATTCAACTTGTTGGTTAGGTTGCTTCCAACTGATCCTGCCCTATTGATTAGATCCTTTACGCTCTTAAAAGCATCAACGTTTGCATCAGCAACACATCGTGAAGTTTCAAAAGTTTGGAAGGACTGGGCTTCATCATTTTCAACATAATATTGAAATTTGGCGAGAGATGTTTCTGGGGAAATATCTTTGGAAGCACGCCATTGAGGAACAAAATCTGTTTGGAGACGGGGGGAAGAAAACTGAAGAGTTTTTGTTCCTCGTCGCCAAATATTGACGTAAGCACTATCAGGTGTTCCTGACTGATAGACTAAGTCGTTAAGAGATGCAATAACAATTGTACATCCAGGTGTCTTTGCATTTGCCCAAGCTGTTGGCAACAGAAATGGTGCATTAAAAGTAACGGATGATTGATTTGCTTGGATGTCTAAAATCATATTAGGAACATTGTCAAATTCTTCATCTGCCAATGTCATAGCATAATTAGTGGAAATTGGTGGAAATATTCCGACACGAATTCTGCCAGATTGAGCCATATGATTCAAGATTTCAATATGGTATTCAATCTCACCGGTCCACAGGTCAAAAGTGTTTCCAATAAATCCCAAGTAATCAACATAACAAATATCCAGATCTTTATTAAGTGGAGATTCAATTGTCATATCCAAAGGTTTGACTTGAATAACTTTGTGTGGTATGAAATCACCTTCTATAGTATAGAGACCAGTCGAGGTCCACTCCAATGTATCTACTAAGCATCGCTGTTTATATAAATACTGGAATGACATTTCATCATATGGTTTTCTATAACAATATGCATCAGTGATATCACTACAATCCTTGCTATCCAAGCCAAGAACAATAGAATTGTCAAGTCCACGTGAATGATTAATTTCTTTGGAAGGAAGTTGACAGATCTGATGTACATCCTCAATGTTATTACTCTTACTCCACCCAAAAAGACCCAGAACCTTATTCACTGTTCCCGCAATCTCTGAGACAATAGGTATTCCCTCAGGAACAACGGATGTAATGTTCTTAACAACAGTTAATGCACTACTTACAGATTCCATAAGAGTAGCTTGTTGGTATCTGGATCCAGAGTCCGCCGGCATAGCTACTTCAACTTGAACGTCAGGACAAAATTCAGCATAATAAGTGCATTTTATACTGTCAGTCGAAGCCGCTTTTATAGGGTTTATAATAAACGCGCGAAGTACTCCATAACTATGAATATTCGCATGCACATCATATCCCTTGTAAGGTAGCAAACACGGAACAGTTAGTTCTCCAACAACTCCAGGTCCAACTTTAACAGGAATACCAATACAACTTGTTACGGTTTTAATACTATGGTAGTGATAATCATCGAAAGTTCCCGAAGGATCTATTCGACCATTAGGCGTCCACGTCAAGTATATTTGACCTATATCAAACTTTGTTGCATTAACCATAAATGTAAATTTAATAGATCCACGAATGTACCTATAATTTTGCATTCGAGCTGTCAAAAATTTGGATTTTTCAAACATAGCATTAGGAAACTCATCTGCAATAAAAGCCGTCAATTGAGGTACAATTGTAGGCAATTCAAATTTGCGAATAAGAATTTTACGCTGTAAAGTTTGAGCCAAACTATTTCTCTCTGTAGTTATATTATCTGAATTAGTAACTACATCAACAACTTTCGTTTGATCTTGCGTAACTTGAGTCATATCTGCGTCCATGTTAGTATCCGAAACTTCTCCAATCTCAGTGCCCATTATTGCAGCATTATCTGTTGGCTGATCGAGCATAGTCGCACATACACCCGAATTCTTCCATACAATTAAAATATTAAAAATTGCATGTAGAAATACGCGTGTCATGAACCCATATCCTACAAAGCCCGACAAGTACGTTATAAAATGGCAACATAGAGCTGGAAAACTTTCAGTGACAGAGTGAGTACGAACATTAGAAAGAAACTCATGAATACCAAATTTCAGTTTTTCATCCCAATCAAACATGGATTCCTCCATAATTGATGTGAGAATATAAAACGAATAATTCATCATGCTTCTTTGAGTACAAGTCAAATATTTTTCAAAATGACAACTCCAAGGTTCAATTTCCTTAGTCTGCATCTTATAACGCAGAACATCACGACGAACATACTTCCCTTCGAATTCTACTATCTCTGGTAGAAAAGAGTAAGTAAATCCAGCGTAAATATTCCACAAATAATTTGCAGATAACGAGGAAACTTGAATCTTGAATCCTGTTCTAAACATTTTCCATAAAGAAGAATACATAGAAACAGGTCTCTCTTCAAGACTTTCCAAAACCTTGTTAAGTCGCACAGAAGTTTTATCATCACCTGAGATGTTAGATTCTAAAATGTTTTTAAGCATTTTCTTTGTCTTATCATCTCCCGAAATGTTAGATTCAAGAACTCTATTTAAAATTCTTTGAGTCTTGTCATCTCCAGAGATGTTTGCTTCCAATACTTTAGTCAGGATCTTCCGAGTTTCGGCATCTCCTGACATATTGGTCGCTGGTCGAGAACGAGATGGTTTATAGGCCTGGGATTTGTTCGCACGTGCCGCTTTAATACGCAAAATATTAATATTACGATCAATATCATTATAAGCACATTTCTTCGACAATGTGACAAAATCCCTACCCACAAGAGTCTTCACGAATAAAGTCTCTTTCTCATTATCATAATAGGTTTGCACTTTTGTTCCTTGGGTTAAAAGGCTAAACTTCCCATTATTATTATTAGATTGCTTGTTCACAGAATTTAATTTGGTAGTGGTTAGCGCTGTGACACTTCCACTACTTGAACCAGACACATTCGAGGTCCCCCTCAAGGCTTGCCGATCTAAATAGATCTCCTTATCCTGATGGATGGCTTCTTGACGACTAATACAAACTATTGGTTCCCGTTTATATGTATTTTTAGCAAGAAGTTCTTGTGGTTTGTCATAAAGACATTGGAATATTGCTTCAACTTCCTCACAATCTCCCTCATTTTCAACAAATTCGCGGATACGCTCATTATAATAATCAAGTTTATCATAATGACCAATATGAATCCCATTCTTACGGCATGCCTTCAGAATTTTAGGAGCATATATATCCCATGTCTGCTGATCATGAAGTGATAATTCAAAAAGAGCGTTTTCAACATTCTGTTTGCAATCCTCTTTAGGATCTGCTGTGCTACGCAACCATTGGCACATCTCTGTGATAGTTGCTAAAGCCAATGGAGCACGGTACCTCCCTCCCTCAACACGTCTAAATCCTCTTTTGAGGAATGCTACGTTATCCAGGGTCCGGTAAGCAACTAGTTCTCCAGTTTTGCCCTCATCAGTATATGTTAATCCCATATCCGCGAGTGCTTCTGTAATGGTAATTTGATTAAAATCATCAATACAATTCTCATGTACACTAAATAAGTTATCGTCTCCAAAATTAGCCATTCTCACATATTTATCATATGCAATGAGTGTACGGCCCGTTTTGACAAAAGCCATTCTCATAACAATTGAATTAAAAATTGAATTTATAATAACTGTGAGAGGATTTCCACTAGGTTGAGAATGTGTCCATCGATAAACATGACCACGACACGAATGTATACCATTGCAAATTTCTTCGAACAATACAGTACGAATCAATTTGTGATTATCATCGTACCACTCGTTAATCTTCTCACAAATTTCTCTCAAAATGTCAATAAGAAGACTTCCGTCAAAATTCGAGAAATCACCTGCAATTACTTTAGGTCCCCCCTCACGCAATCGCATGGCTAATTTTGTCCATTCATCAGTATAGCAATTTATACCCACACAAATTTCATTATCAATTCTATTTTTCATAATATGACCAACAAATGCACCGAAATACATTCTTACGGCAATAATATAATCTTGTGGACCAACGCTAAAAACGCGGGTTTTATTTGCATTTACTTTTTCAATGGGACGACGTTCATCTTTGAGTGTATCTATCCATATGGTTTCAGTTCGCTCTCCAAGTTTCGCTTTAGTGATTCGTTCATTTACCTTTGATCTGATCTCTTCAGAATACTTATAATCAGAGCTCCCAAACCAATGCTGTTTACCTTTTCCAGGATTGTCCAAAGTATAGGGATAACCAGGTGAAGTAGTTCTGTTTAAAGGTACAACGCCCAATTCCTTACATCCGGATACACCTTCTTCATAAGTCAGAATACGAGCTTGAGAATTACCACAAATTTTAGGACCACTAAAGAAATGATTAGAGCATTTCTTCAACAGTTCACTATCCACAGGATCTGGCAAATTTGCAACTTTCTTCAAACCCATAGTCATTGGATCATTAGATGGATTAAACATCCTTGCAGGTTTACAAGTTGGTTTACAATCCTCAATTTTTCCATGCAAAGGTGAGGGTGAGATATTACTTTTAGTTGGCGTTGCAACTATACGCAATAATTCCCCCATATTTCGCACATTTGAAATAGGGGCATCCTGATGAAGTAATTCACCGTTAGTTTCTCTTATCATTTCCATTTCTGGAACTGATATTTGAAATTCTGCCGGAATTTCTTCTAGCAGTCTCGAAATCCGTTCATAAGTCAAGCATGTTGATGCATTAAAATTAGGTGTCCCTAAAGAATGAATACCAATAATTTTATGTGCCAACATCTTATTTTCTGCAATTAGCAAACTACCACAATCACCAGGGATTGTAGGAATTTGATATTCATATGCTTGTCGAATTTCACGATTTCCCTCACACGCAATAGGAGCATCACTTGCAACAGCTTCACCATTCCGAATTACTTGTTTATTCTTTTCAAAATTTAACAAATTAACACGGACATTAGTAAAATGTCGCATTTCAGCTGCTGTACAAATATGTTTATGCAAATTTGGAAAAGCATCCATTGAAGTTGGAAGCGCTATAAGCGCATAATCATTGAAATCATCACTTGTGCATTTAGGATACACAAAACGACAATTAGAAACAATTATCTTTTGCTTCTCGGATCCAAATCCAGCAATGTAGAATTCATCTCTATTTTGCAACAAAGTAGCGACATGATTATTAACCAGTGCTACACGACCTTTCAACATCGTTAATCGCCCATTTATCTTATCTGAATCACGAGATAGAGATATATTAAACATGCTTTTAACGAATTTGTCCATAGCTGTGTAGCTCTGTTCGTCTCTCAAATATTCATGGGGCACAGGAGTGATCCTTGCTAGTTCAACAGCCCTAACTAATTCATCATATGGTGTTGATCTATCAAAATTTCTACAACTTATGCATTTTGCGCACTTCTTATTCTTGTACATATGTTCAATATAAATAGCGGCATTAGCAGGAGTTTTGCAAGATTTATCAAAAACTTCACAGGTTTTACATGAGTTCTTCTTCTTTGAAAAGAAGAAGAAACAGACACCAAGTGCGGCTATACACGCTCCAACAATTAATTTCCAATTTTGCACAATAACATTGCTGCACCACGCAAACTTGGATTTAATATTAAAGTATGTAAAATGTTCTCTCATATTTGAAAAGGAAAAATTTATAGATGTTAATTTCTCCCAAACATTTTTGAGATCTCGTATGACATTGTTCTTGAATTCTGAAAGAATATCACGATAAGAAAAATCACAACTAATTAAATCTGGCTGCTGATCAATATCATAATACTTAGAAAATGCATCAATATCATCATCATCCAAACTTTGGAACTCTGCGAAATTAATATCGAAATTATTATCCTCTTGCATAAAATCTTGATAGATTTTAGTCTTAGAAAATTGCTCCTTATATTTTTCACAAATAATATACAAAAATTCTCGCATACTAATGTTCTCGCGAACATATCGTACACCCGTATTAGCTATTAATGAAGTGGGATTCACAAGCGATATATCATATAAATCAGTTTGAATTCCCTTTACCTTACTAACATCTAATGAACCATTAGTTGCAGCATATTGTGGTTTTACCTTAAATTGTGCCACAAATGCAAAGCGTCTGTACATCGCCAAAGGATAAGTTATGCTCTTAATATCATGCTTCAGGGTATTAGAAGAAGCTAATACAAAATTAGACTTCATATAAATCTTCCCCTTATCTGCAAGATGAGCAGAGTGCACTACATATTGAGCTTCATTGACAATTTGAATAATTTCATTCAGTTCAGGATTAGGATTTGATTCTGTATCCCTTCTCTGACCAAAATCATCCATAACAATTGCGAACTGCTGCTTATATCCATCATAATATTCGTTTGCAGCATTGAATGGATATTTCAGTTGACCAAGATCATCCAAATCATACATAGGACCTTCAAATATATTATCAGAAACTAGCTTATTATGGTACTTCGCTAGAAACTTTACTATATAGTCGGTCAAGAATGATTTACCGATACCTGATTGACCCTGAATAAGAATTGCTACAGGAGCTGTCCTTTCCTTATCTTTAGCACTACAAACATCTACTAATTTAGCGTGTAATTGCTTTGTGCGATCCAAAATAACTCTAAGAATCTCCCATGAAGGAGTATTCTTCAAGTTATCATAAGTCTTACACATGTCGAAAGCTCGACTCATAATTACTTGAAGTTTATCAAGAATCCTATTATCTAATAATGCAGCATGTTGTTCATGATAATCTGAAATTGCTTCCACATCAGTCAACAATTGCTTCACACTTGTATTAAATTGATTCTCAAGAGTGTCTCGAGTCACACCACAACAATGGTACAAAATAGAATTCAATGCAGTTTCAACTAATGAAGACATAACGGTATAAAATGATTGAATACCAGTAGTTGCACGACCAATAGTACCCGCTTTCTCTATCGCAACTGTTGTCATAGCTTTCATATAAGAGACAGCATCTAATGGCCCGGACTTCAAAAATGGAGCCAAGAATATTAAAGATACTGTAGACATAATTGGAAAATATTTCAAAATTTTATCATAATGTGAATTCAAAAATGAACCGGCATCTTCCGAAAAATTTTGGAATTTTCCTACTCTACGATGAATTTTCTCCAAGTGTTCTTTAAAGAACATAAACAATGGAGTTCCCATATGAATTAAACCATGTGAGCAAAGAATAGAAAGCATTGCTATCTTATCTTTCCTCATTCTCCAAAGAGAATATAAAAGTGCAACAAGTCCTATCAAAGTGGATGTTTGAAATCCTGTATTTAAAGACTTGAATGTACTTGTAATCTGCTCTAGGGCTGGAGCCAATGATGATATAAAAGTTGAAAACAATTCGTTAGATCCCTTAAGAGTTTCTATTCCTGAATTCAATGATTCTAAGCCATTATTTGCTACACGTTCAATAGTATCAACACCAGTAATCTTATCAAAAAGACCCTGGAATTGAGCTATCTCGCTTCTCTTAATATTTCTATCATAGAAGCTAAATGGATTTGTGTGATTAAAAGTTTTAATCAAATTTGCCAATTTCTCAGCATCAGTATTTTGGTGTACATTTATTCCTTGGGTGAAATGTACAAATATCCCATTATTAAAGTTTATTGAGTTGTTCGCTGATATTTAGAACGAGAGTGAGTGCAGCGACACTTCTCCCGGGTGAACAGGATATCTTTCAAGGTTCCCCTTAGGGCGTATCGACATAAATATGCCTCCCTATTCTTACGAATGCTAAACTGACGACTAAACGTGGTTATCTGTTCTTTTCTTCCACGAATTTTAGCAGATTAGTCTTTAAGTTGGTTGAATAATTTCGGTATTCCTCCTATTCAATTTTACTAAATTGACAAACCTAATGTTTGTTGTTATCCCAGTTACCTACCGTCTGGGTCAAACCCGTATATGCG